AGAGAATTTAGTTCTATAACCGGTAAAACATATAAAGAATTATGTAGTGCAGGATCAGTACTAAATAGTGATACATTAAACACATGTCATCAGTATGCTAAAGAAAGAATAAAGTTTCCAGTAGATATTGTATCTACTCCAATGACAGTAAATCAAATGCGTGATCAAATTGATCAGTATATGAATAAACATCAAAAGAAAACAATTATAACTCTTGATCACAGTATGTTAGTAAAAAGAGCACCTTATCAAAATAGTACATTAGATATGCTATTTGAACTAGGTGAGTTTTTTACACAGTGTAAAAGAGATTATCCTTGTTTGTTTATATGTCTATCACAATTGAATAGGAATATAGATAACCCAGACAGGGCTATTGATGGTAAGTATGGAAACTATATTCTTGAGTCAGATATATTTGGATCAGATGCCATGCTACAACATGCTGATACCCTAATAGGTATTAACAGACCAGCAAAGCAAAAGATAAGATTTTATGGTCCAGATAGATATATTATTGAAAATGATAGAACCCTTGTATTGCATTTTTTAAAAGCCAGAAATGGTGATGCACGTATGTCATTCTTTAAAGCAAAGTTTGAACAAATGCAGATAGAAGAAATGCAAACACCAGGACAACAAGAAAGAAGATGATAAATACTAAAAATATTAATAAGAATAAAATGGGACTAACACCTGATCAGAGAAAAAAGAAAGTAGCAACTCTAAGAGAGGAACATGAAGATTACTTTCAAACAGCAGGAATAATTAATGCGCTGTATATACCTAAGATGGCATACAGACCAGCTGGTAAAGATGACTTATTTATAAGTTTCTTTCCTAGTGAATTAGAGAAAGAAGAAAATATATACACAGAGTTTGTGAGTATAGATTATGAAAGTGAAGATCCAAAAAGAACTTTATATTTACATAAATATAATCCACACTGGAAAACTGAGTATGAACTTATTACTTCTAGCTCAGGATTTGTAAGACATATAATACCCGTAAGTGAGTTAATAGTTATAAATGATATTACTGATAGAAATAAAACAAATATCATTACAAGTAATAACTTTGAAAATACAAGTAATAACTTTGATAAACCAAAGGAAAGTATATTTGACTTACCTAATCCAGATGCAAATCCATCTACTGATTTAGTAAATAAATTAGAAGATATAAATCAATCTATAATAACCTTAACAAAAGTAATTAATAAATTAATCAAGTAAATATGGCACAAAGCGTATTAGTAATTGCTGATTCAGGTACAGGAAAGTCTACCTCAGTCAGAACATTAAACCCTAAAGAGACTTTCATTATAAATATTGCTAATAAACCTTTACCTTTCAAAGGATGGAAAAGTAAATACACACAAATAAGTAAAGATAACCCAAAAGGTAATCTTACATCAGCTGCAACCGCACCTGGTATTATTAAAGCAATGCGTCATGTTAATGATAAAATGCCAGACATTAAAACAATAGTTGTTGATGACTGGCAGTATATGAGCTCATTTGAATATTTTGATAGAGCTAATGAAAAAGGATATGATAAATTTACTCAGATAGCATCTAATTTAGCTATGGTAGCTAAGCTTCCAAAAGATCTAAGAGATGATTTAACTATATTCTTTTTGACACATTCAGAAGATTCTACTGATATCAATGGAAACAGAAAAGTAAAAGCTAAAACAATTGGTAAAATGATTGATAACGCTTTAACTTTAGAAGGTTTGTTTTCTATTGTATTATTTGGTAGAGTAAAGAAAAATGATGATGATGGACTTGACTATGGTTTTGAAACACAAAACAATGGAGAGAACACATGTAAATCACCAATGGGTATGTTTGAGGATAACTTCATTCCTAATGACCTACAGTATGTAAAAGATTGCATACAGAAATATGAAGAGTAATAATTAATAAATGTAAATTAAAAAAGTAAATTATGTTAAGTACTAAAGACATGTCTGCAGGATCAGGCAGTATTAAACCAGTTATTGGACCAGGTAATCAAGTTGTAAAGATCAATTCAATATCTTTTGATCAAACACCATATGATGCAGATGCATACAATATTGTTTTGCATGTTGAATCAGAGCCTATTGTAGGAGAGTTTAATGGTTTCTTGAAAGATATGAATAATCCTAACGGCCCACGTTATGAAGGCCAAGTAGGTAGAGTTAGATTTTCACCATATCCATATAAAGATACTACATTACCAAGCGGTAGAGAAATTGAAAAAGATACAGAAGTATTGAAAGCAATGGTCTATCTAAGTGAAGTATTAAATAAAAGAGCTGAACTGGATAAAATTGAAGCAAATACTATAGAGCAATTTATGGTAGAGTGTAATAATTTATTTAGTAACAGTGAATACATCAATGCATGTTTAGGTGCACGTGAATGGGAAAACAAAGAAGGTTATATTAATAATGATTTGTTTTTACCACGCATGAGTAAAGATGGAATTCCACTAGAAGCTTTAAATAAAGAAGGATCAAGACTATTAAAGTTTGATGAGAATAATACTAATCATTTAAGAAAGTTTGAACAGAAATCACAACCTGCTCAAACAAGCTTTGAACCAGCTACAGTAGTTGGTGATGATTTTGATCTTTAATATAAATCAAAAGAGTGGGCTCAGTATAATGCTGGGCCCATTTCTTTTAATATAATAAGATCATGTTTAATACTAAAAATGTTGTTTTAGAAGGTTCAGATGTACCAAGCACATGGGTATTTCAATATTATTTAAAATTATCAGAAACCTTAACAGGACAAGACGTTAAAATTAAATCTATATTTAATCCGTCTGAAAGAACTCCAAGTTTTTGTTTGTATGTAGATAAATCTATAATGCAATATAAGTTTAAAGATTTTTCAACTGGTAAAAGTGGTAATAAAGTTGACTTAGTTAAATTATTATTTAACATAGAGTTTTCTGAAGCCATGAATAAAATAGTATCTGATTACAATAAATACATTAAGTCATCTGATTATATAAAAGAAGAATTCAAACCTCAAGAAAGATGGAAAGTAGACTTTATTAAGGTTAGAAGATGGAGCGTTGAAGATCAAAAATATTGGTTAAGTTTCAGAATTGGTAAAAGCATGCTAGAAAAATATAATGTAAAGCCAATAGATTACTATAACTTAGTTAAACCAGAGGGAAGTAAGTTCAAAAGTTTACGTATAGGTAATTCAATGTGTTATGGTTATTTTGATAAAAATAATGAAGCATATAAATTTTATCAGCCTAGAAGTAAATCACATAAATTCTTTAAAGTAAAAAACCACTTACAAGGATTTGATCAACTTGAATTCAAAATGCCATATTTAGTTATATGTTCATCTTTAAAAGATGCAATGTGTTTAAAAAGTATGGGTTATAATATAGAAGTTATTAGCCCAGACTCAGAGAATACTATGATTAAACCACATATAATTGAATATCTTAAAAAAAAATTCAAGAAAGTAATAACTATTTTTGATAATGATGAAGCAGGTAGAAAAGCTGTAGATAGATATGCAAAAGCATATAATATAAATGGATTTGTTCCAACTATATGCAAAGACATATCAGATGCAATGAGAGAATATGGTTTTAAAAAAACTCATGCTATGCTCAAACCATTATTAAAAGAAACAATCAATAAATAATTATGACAAAACGTAGATGGTTTATACCAGGTAATGTTCCTAGTAGTAAAAATGGAAGACGTTGGACAGGTAAATATTTTATAGCTAGCAAAGCTGTAATGAATTATAGAAAAGCTACTAAAGAGTTCTATAAAAAATACGCAGATGAATTTAAAAAAGAAGTTAGCAAACAAGATCTACCTGTAAAAATATCTTTTGAATTTATTAGAGGATCTCGTCACAAGTTTGATTATATCAATCCTGCACAAACAGTACAAGATGATATGGTTAAACATGGGTGGATTGAAGATGATAATGCTGAATTCATTATACCGGCATTTGAACAATACTCATATGATAAAAAGAATCCAGGCGTTTGGATAGAACTAATATTAAAAGATGGAGAAATCTAAAAAAATCATAACAATAGATGAATTCTTTTCTTTTGTTGAAATGTTTAAAGGTTCTGAAGAAGATCAGGCATTAGCTGCAGAAATATATAAGAATGCTGAATATAAAGATAAAGATATATTAGATAGACTTATATGTAAAGCATTAGTGTTTGGTGATCGTGATTCCTTTATAAAAGGTGTTAGCATGCCTATAACTATAAGTACGCTATATACAAAGAATATTGTAGCACTTATAGAACCTAGAAAAGCAATGAATATATATTTAGATATTTTATTTAAAATAATTAAAAAAGATGAGTAATGAATAATATACAAGATCAGGTTGCAAGAACAACCAAAAGTCTAATATTTGCTGAGCCCTTTTACGGGCTCTTTTTAATTGGTATCAACAAAAAATATACTGACACAATTCCAACAGCTGGAGTTAGTAAACATGGTATTGGTATGCAGTTGACTATAAATACAGAGTTCTTTAATAATCTTAGTGAAGATCATAGATATGGATTAATAAAGCATGAGCTATTGCATATTGCTTTTGGACATCTTATTATGAGGGACTTATACAGTAATCATAAACTATTTAACATTGCCGCAGATCTAGAAATCAACCAATACATATTGGAAAGTAAATTACCGGAAGGTGGTTTGCTGTTAAGTAGTTTTCCTGAACTGAATTTACCTGTGAAAGCAGGTACTAAAGTCTATTATGATTTATTACAGCAAGCTAAAGATGATGGTACATGTCCTTCATTAGATAATCTGATGAATGAAATGAATGGTAATTCACCATATTGTCATAGTACATGGGAAGAGTTTGATGATTTATCTGAAGCAGATAAAAAACTAGTTCAAAAACAAATTGAGCATCAGTTAAAAGAATCTGCTGAACAAACTGTAAAAAAACAAGGCACTTTACCAGGTGAGTTAGCAGATTTAATTAGAAGACTCATGCATATTGAACCTCCTAAATTTGATTGGAAAGCATATTTAAGAAGATTCATTGGAAATTCTAGTGTTGTATATACTAAAAAATTAAGGCGTAAATACAATAAAAGATATTCTGCTAATCCGGGTCTCAAGATTAAATTCAAAAATCATATATGTGTTGGTGTTGACACAAGTGGATCTGTAAATAATGATGAGCTTAGAGAATTTTTCTCAGAGCTTACACATATGCATAAAACAGGTCATAAGATTACAGTAGTTCAATGTGATACAAAAATAAATAGTGTAAAAGAGTTTAATCCAAAGAAAGATTGGGAAATACATGGTCGTGGTGGGACAAGCTTCCAACCAGTAATTGACCACTACAATGAAAAGAAAGGGCGTTATACAGCTCTTATATATTTAACAGATGGTGAGGCTTATGCTCCAGAGGATTGTCCAAACAATACGTTATGGGTACACAGTTCTAACTGCAGTATAAATGAAGAGTTACCAGGAAAGAAAATTCAACTTAATTAATAAAAAGAAATGGCACAAGTAAATTTAAATGTAACAGAATTAAAAGGATTTGTTAATCACATTATTACTAACAACAGATATTTACAAGAAAATGGTAAAAATTCTGTATCAGTAGAAGTTGTAGGTGAATCTGGTATTGGTAAGACTTCTACTATAGTAGAGCTTGCACAAGAAAATAATCTAAAATTTGTAAAACTTAATCTTGCTCAGATAGAAGAGCTAGGTGACTTAGTTGGTTTTCCTGTACGTCAATTTCAGATGTATAAAGAAAAAACAATACCAGTTAAGAAAGTAGATGATTTATCTATGGTTACTGCAGCACAAAGAGCGGCAGGATCAAGTTTAGCAAATATGTCAAATACTACAACCAAAAAGGTTGGTATGTGGGTTGATGAACTTGCTGTACAAGAGTATTTAAAAAATGGATACAAGATGACCGGTAAGAATAGAATGTCTTACTGTGCTCCTGAATGGATTGCTGATGCAAAGTCAGGTGGTATACTATTATTAGATGACTGGAACCGTGCAGATACAAGATTCATTCAAGCAGTTATGGAATTGATTGATAGACAATCTTACATCTCATGGACATTACCAAAAGACTGGCACATAATTTTGACAGCAAACCCAGACAACGGAGATTATATGGTTAACAGTGTAGATAGTGCACAGAAGACTAGATATGTAACCGCTAACTTGAAGTTTGATGTTAATGTATGGGCACAATGGGCTGAGGGTGCAGGAATTGATACTAGATGTATTAACTTCCTGTTGCTCCATCCAGAATTAGTAACTCAAGAAACAAATGCAAGGTCTATAACAACGTTCTTTAATGCTATATCTAGCTTTGATAACTTTGAAGACAACCTATCTATGATCCAAATGATTGGGGAAGGTAGTGTTGGAGATGCATTTGCTTCTATGTTTACAACCTTTATTAATAACAAGCTTGATAAGCTTGTAACACCAAAAGATCTATTGACTCATGATAATGAACAATACATTCTTAATGAATTAAGATCTTGTATTGGTAAAGATGATACTTATCGTGCAGATATTGCATCTACACTGGCCACAAGACTTGGTAACTATTCTGTAGTATATTCTCAAGATAATACAATTACACAGAAAATTACTGACAGACTTAAGGCTTTATGTACTATGGATTATTTCACTAATGATCTGAAGTACCTAGTTGTACGTACAATATTCAACGGTAATAAAAAGAAGTTTAATAAACTAATGATGATCCCTGAGATTGTTAAAATGACAATGAAGTAATATGGCAACAAAATCCGTATATCAAGATTTTGATGCAGATGCTTTAAAACACTTTGGACTAGAAGCTGACCCATTTTACGGGTTGGTTTCTAGCTCTATGGGTGTTGACAAAGTATTATGCACTCAAGATCAAACAACATATGAGAAAATACACAGTATATTAACTGTCCCTACAGAAGATGGACAAACTTTTAGAACCAAAAAGAAAGCTTTCATACTACCAAAGTGTAATGTATCACAGGATAGATTAAAGGCTGCTCTCAAAGAGCATGGTATAACTGTTACAAATAATTATGAATTAGCTGATCTAGTTATAGGTCATGAAGATATAACTACATACAGACTTCAGAATGCTGAAAAAATTCCTTCTACAGTTATGATGAACAAGTTGTGGAATTATGAAACTACCCTTGGTGATAGTAGTAGAACTGGAGTTCTTAAAGCCATAGCTGATTCAGGTTTAGAGTGTATTGTTACACCTCAGATTACAGATCGTGTAAGATACTATGATATAGACATGAATGATAGTCTATATGATGTATGGATGCTTACCGGTATGGCTATTAATTTAGCACATCTGATAGATACAACAGATCTAAGTGTTGTTGACCCAGAGACAGTACTACATGCATCTGCTAATCTTTTGACACTTGATGAAACTTTGCTAGCTGATTTAAAAGCACAGCTTAATTCATACGGTGATGATAAGGCATTAGCCGTTAAAATAATTCCTACTATTGATTATACTAAAAATCTGCATTTGATGTGGCAGTTAGCACAAGATTGTAGTAATATTGAGTATGCTGACAACAGAGATAAAGATTTGCAGTATTGGTTAAAGGAATCTAACTTTAGTTCATTAATGCGCAGGAGTGCACAGGATATGATCTTGTGGTTAGAAGAGAAGGAACTGCTAAATAAGACTTACTTTAAATATCTAGAGCCTATAGTAAGGCAAGAGATTTCTATTCATAATAGGGATCTGTATGTGTTTAAAGTATCAGTTAAGAAAGAATATCAACAATATCTAAAATGAAAAAATATTATAAATTTAAAATAATAAATGACAATATAACCTCCAGTTCGCAAGCTGGAGGAAATTGTATTATTATAGAAGAAGATCCGTCAATATATTTTATGGCTTATACAAATAATTGGACTTTACAAAAACAAGATGTAGAAAGATTAGATCTTCCAAACGTCAAGCCAAACTCTAGTTTTGTTTTAAAAGATAAAACTTTATTTCGTTATCCAAAACTTAATCTACCTAGACAAAAGGTTGACTTGTTAAAGGAAAAAGAAAATGTAAAAGTTACAAGAAAAGCTGATACAGCAGACATACATGTAATATCTCATAATTTTTTAGCAAGTCTATTTAATTACAGATGGGAGAAAGCTGTTCCTTTTATAGATTTCTATAATATGCTTAAAGATGCTATAGATAATAATCTATTAACAGATGAATGTATCTCAGAAATGAGAGATTTTATATCTAATGCAGATAAAGATTCATACATTGCTATAGATAGACACTACAGTTATTCATCTCATCCTCATCAAGATAAATTTAATGAAGAATGGAATAAAATTGCAGAAAAATTCATGAGTGATTTTAGCAGGTGTATTGTACTTGAACAAAAAAATGTAAGTAGTTATACTACATTTATAAATACAAATGCTAAAATAGTTTTTGATACTGATATATTAAATGCTATTGATTCTGATTTAGCTGTAATTGATAATGATCAATATGAAACTATAGAAGCAATGATTACTAGCAGTGATAGAGATAATAGATCCCTAGCTTTAGAAATGCTTGCTAACTGTAATGTAGAAAAATCATTTGATGTAGTATCTG